GATATGGGAAAAGAACCTACTTCTAAAATGAAAACTCGAGAAACAATGTTAGCTTATGCTAAAGCAAAGGCTTTTAAAAATAAAGGTACGAGACTTACAGATAAAGATATTGAAACAGTCAAATCACTTATAAAAAATCCAAGACCTGGTACTCTACCTAAAAGAGTTGTTGGAAGAAATATGGGCGGCATGATGCAAAGACCTATGGGTTATAGATCAGGCACTATGGTTCAAGCACGTGGATGCAAACTAGGTAGAACTAGACCTACTAAAATAACATAGGAGGGACGATGTCCCTTAAAGCTTTATTAGGGTTCGGTAAAAAACTTCTAAGCGGTAAAAAAGCATCAGCATTACCGGCCACCGGACAACAAACCAAACAAATAACTTATACTCCCAAACCTACACAGGCACAGGGACAAGAGTTAGCTATAAGAGAATTAAAAAACCCACCCGTTGTTCTTAAACAAACAAAACCCCTACAGATGGGTGATGACCTGGCACCTGCTTTTGGTTCATCAACCTATGACTGGGCTATGAGAATGGGTAGATCCAAATACAGCGCAGACGAGTGGCTAGATCATTTAACTTCAACTAGAAAAGTAAACTTTAATATATTTGGTAAACCCGCAACTAAGACTGTCCGTGAGCAGAAAAGATTTAAATATGATTCAGGACCTTTTGCCGGTAAAGAAGTTAGTATATCCAAAGAAGAATTATTTGATTCTAATTTAGCAATATTCAATGAAGCAGGAGATCTTACCGGTGGCCTGTTATATGCAGCAAAGAAGTTTGGTCTTAAATTAGATGCTAATGAAATAGGATCAATGATTAAACTAAATCCTATCAATAGATTAAAACCAATAGAGTTTGGTACTGCACCAGGAGTTAAAACAGCCTTCGACAAGTCTTACAACACTGCAAGATCTACTGTGGAAGAGTTACAAGTTAAATACAAAGGAGCAGGTACAGGAGAAATAAAAGAATCTTTAGATGACTTACAATACTATTTAAATGCAGCAGGAAGAGGGGGAAGTCAAAGTGCTATTAAGGATGTTAATGGTGCTATGAAAAGATTAAGTGATGCTATCCCTCCAAATGAAAGAATTGTTTTAAATAAAACTATAGGAGATTTAAATATTAAAGCGGCCCCTCTACAAAAATCTATGACAAAATATGGGACTGAGTCTAACTACACATTACAAGGAGGTAAAGATTACAGAGAAACTGTATTTGTCCTTCCTGAAGATATCGTAACCAATTCATCGCTTAGGAATAAAGGTGGACACTTTACTAGTGAGGTGGGAGATGTAAATAATATTTATCATATAAGATATGACACAAGGTTCACCCCTGAGGGTAAAAAAGTATTTATGATTAATGAAATACAGTCTGATGTAAACCAGGGTATTGCAAAGAGTTTAACTAAAGCCCAACAATTAGGAGGAGAGGCGAGAGTAAATCCATTTAATGCAGATATAGAATTAAATTTACTTGTAAGCCAACGGGGTAAAATGTTAAAAGATTTAGATGCTGCAGTTGCTAATAATGAGTTTGGTAGAGTAAATGCAATCAGTGCATCCATGAAAGATATTAATACAAAATTAAAAAGAGCTTCTACTCAAAGAGATGGTTATGGAAATAGTACTACCAAAGATTATTTTCCTATGGTTGAAGCAGATTCATATGGAGACCACGCTGTTAAATATTTAATGCAAAAAGCTGCGCGTGAGAATGTTGATTACATAGCCGTTGCCCCTTTTGACAAAGTAAGTTTCAGACAAGGGTACAAAGCAGGTAATGAAAGATTTTATGGTTATGCAAATGGTAAAGGTATTGGTAAAAAAGGAAAAGCTGTACTTCCAGATGTCATGGGTAAGAATGCAAGATTCTATGGATCAACAGCAGGGCCAACAAAAATATCTTTATCTGATCCAACTAAGCCCTATAAAACAATGGGAACAGATAACTTTAAGTATCCATCAGATCATCCTTTAAAAGGAAAACAAATTAAAAGTGATTACCACGCTACCGCTCAAGAAAGTCCTGCTAGAGAAACAATGGGTCCAGGAACTTTTAAAAATATTCCAGAAGGAGATCCACGCTTGTATTTTGATGCATATGCGATTAAAGTGGTTCCACTAATGAGAAATACACAAAAAACTTATAAGTCTCAAGGCGGACTTGTGGTGGATATGTTTAAACCAATAAGGTACAATTAATCATGGCGATAGAAAAAGTAACAGAGGAATTAGCAGAGGAAGAAGTTGAACAACCAGATGGTTTACCCGTAGACGTAGAGATCGAAGGTGAAGAACAGGTTGATGAAGAAACGACTGAACAAGATTTTAATGCAAACCTTGCAGAAGACATGGATGAAAGAACTCTTAAAGAAATGGGTTCTGATTTAGTTGAAGAATATAAAAAAGATAGAACTTCTAGAAAAGAATGGGAAGACGCTTACATTAAGGGTTTAGATTTATTAGGTACAAGAAACCAAGAAGTAACGAAACCCTTTAAAGGAGCTTCCGGTGTCACGCATCCATTGTTAGCAGAAGCTGTTACACAGTTCCAAGCACAAGCTTATAAAGAATTAGTACCCTCTGACGGGCCAGTACGAACACAGGTTATAGGACTACAAACACCGGCCACCGAAGCACAGTCTGAGAGAGTTAAAGATTATGTGAATTACCTTCTGATGGAGGAGATGGAAGACTACACAACTGACATGGATCAGATGTTATTTTATCTACCACTATCTGGATCTACCTTTAAAAAGATTTATTTTGATGCTCTTCAAGACAGGCCTGTATCTAAATTTATTCCAGCAGAAGATTTAGTAGTTCCCTACTACGCATCTGATTTAAAAGATTGTGAAAGAATTACTCACGTTATTCAAATGACTTCAAACGAAGTCACTAAAAAAATGGCTGCAGGTTTTTACAGAGACATTGATTTAATTGATAGTAGTACAGAACCAGATTCAATTCAGAAAAAATTAAATGAATTAGAAGGTGTTAAAGGTACTGGATCAGATTATTTAAATACTATACTTGAGATGCATGTAGATTTAAATTTAGATGACTATGAAGATTTTGATGACAAAGCTAAGAAGATTAAAATTCCTTATATTGTAACTGTCGATGAAGGTAGTGGAGAGGTATTATCTATTTACAGAAACTACAAACCTGATGATTCCACTTATGCTAGAACAGAATATTTTGTTCACTATAAATTTTTACCAGGACTAGGTTTTTATGGTTTTGGTTTAACACATATGATTGGTGGCTTATCCCAAGCTGCAACACAAGCATTAAGACAATTGATTGATGCAGGTACTTTAAAAAATTTACCAGCAGGATTTAAAGCTAGAGGTATTAGAGTTAGAGATGATGATCAGCCTATTCAACCAGGAGAGTTTAGAGATGTAGATGCACCTGGAGGAAATATTAGAGATCAGTTCTTTAATTTACCTTTTACAGAGCCTTCACCAACGTTATATAACCTTATGGGTTTCGTTGTTCAAGCAGGACAGAAATTTGCTGCTATTACAGATAGTGGTGTTGGTAACGATACTCAAAACAGAGCTGTTGGAACTACGATGGCGATGATGGAAAGAGGATCACGGGTAATGAGTGGTGTTCACAAACGTTGTTACTACGCAATGAGATTAGAATTTAAAATTTTAGCAAGAATTTGCGGTGAGTCTTTACCTCCAGAATATCCTTATGATGTTTATGGTGGTCCAAGAAATATTAAGCAAGCAGATTTTGATAAGAGAGTTGATATTTTACCTGTTGCAGATCCAAATATCATGTCTATGGCGCAAAGAGTAACTCTTGCACAGGCACAATTACAAATCGCACAGTCAAATCCAGGAATGCACAACCTACACGAAGCGTATAGACGTGTTTATGAAGCGTTAGGGACTAAACAGATAGAGGCAATTTTAAGAGCACCACCGAAACAACCAGAACCATTGGATCCAGCTAAAGAAAACGCAAGATCATTACAAATGAAACTACTTACAGTATTTGAATTTCAAGAACATGATGCTCACTTACAAGCACACATGGCATTTATGCAATCTAGAATGGTTCAAATTAATCCACAAGTATATGCATTACTACAATCACACATTTCAGATCACATTTCTTTTAAAGCTAAGGGACAAGTTAAAGAAATGCTTATGCAAAATCCAGAAATGGCACAAATGGGGAAAGAAGACCCTCAGCAGTTTGAAATTATGTTTGAAGCTGAAGTTGCAAAGGTTGCAGCAAAAATAACTCAAGAATTAGTTCAATCTGAAATGGCTTCACAAAATAAAGAAGACCCATTAGTTAAAATTAAACAACAAGAAATTGATTTAAGAGCTATGGATCTTCAAAGAAAAGCTGAAGAAACTAAATTTAGAGCTGATCAAGAAAATCAAAGAGCTTCCGATAGACTTACGTTTGATTATGATAGACTTGAACAACAAGACGATCAATCGGACGAAAGATTGAGAGTTGCTAGAGAAAAAATGAACAAAAAATGAGAAAAGGATTAAGTGGAGGGGTTCGTTATGGACCACCCCCTAAAAGAGGGCCTAACCCACAAGGACTAACTGAAAAAATCTATAAAAGTGTTAAAACATATACACAAAAATTTTTACGAAAGTCTAAGCAAAAAAAATAAATTAATATTTTTAGCTGGAGTCTTTGATGGTGAAGGTAGTTTTGGTATTTGGTCGTCCGGCCGCGGTAGATCTAAAAGATTTGGAACAACTGTAGAGACTTCTGATGAAGATATGGTAAAAAGATTCCATAATATGTTTGGGGGTTCTTTTTTTATATGTCCAGCACGTCAAAAACACCACAAAGACACCTGGAGGTGGAGAGTAGTGGGCGATAGGGCTTACGAATGCATGGATAAGATGATATCCTATATGTGTTTAAGAAGACA